CCGGTCCGGCAAATACCTTATTTGCATTTTGAGTATTGAGTCCAATTTCCTGCGTGGATAGATCAAGGACCGCATCCGCATTGGCATCCAACGTGACTGCATCATGCCCTCCGCCTAGCCCTTCGATCGTTGTTTCAAGGATCTGTATTGCTGCTTTGATCGTTTGATTGTCCGTGATTGTGGATCCGGTAAACGCACCTAAGTGCTGCGCCCCTGTGGTCACACCTGAAAGCGCGATAAGATCATCAACGCTTAAAGAGGATGCCGTCGGAAGCTCTGAGTCCCTCGCCATGTCCGCATCAATAATGCTTTCATCCACTAAATTATCATCTGTTGAATCCCCGCTCAGCCTGTCAGGATCGAAGTCGTTTGACGTTGCGCTCTCAAAAGCCGTATCTGCAGCTGACTTGCTGTAAAAATCTGTTCCTGCTTCCAGATCCAGATCGCTCCTCATTTGCGCAAACGTCCGGCCTAGCAATGTTTGAGCGTTCGCACTCGGATCTATTCCGGCATACGTCGTAAGGACTGCGGACAACGGCTGATAAGCGCCATCATGAGCATGGCCAGCAGAAGAATATAACGAAACAAGACTGGGGATATCATCCAAAACAAGTATGCGGAACGCCGGAACTGCGTCGCCGCCGGAATCTGGTCCGGCAAATACCTTATTAGCGTTTTGAGTATTAAGCCCAATTTCCTGCGTGGATAGATCAAGGACCGCATCCGCATTGGCGTCCAACGTGACAGCATTATGGCCAGTGCTGACGCCAGCTTCTTGCAACGCTCCCTCAACCGTAATGCTAGTATAATATCCACCAAGATCCTGAATACGGACCTCTTCGGCTTTGATAAGATAAGAATATACTGGACCAGCTGATGCAATAAATGCACACATCAGAAGTGTGAAAATAATCTTATGTCGTTTGATAAATGATAACCCCTTCATCTTTGAAGTCTCCTCCCGCCGGCGGCGAATTGAATATGATCTTATCTCGATCCTCATTTATTGTGTATGTCTCACTGGCCCCCTCTTTAGCGATGCGACCATTCAGGATCACGCAATAGAATCCATCATCAACAATCGCGGATGACAGATCGATATCGGTCGTTACATCGTCTCCTTCAAATTCAGTGCGCCCGAATTGCGGAGATACCTCTTTCTGATAAATGATAATCCCCTCATCCTTGAAATCTCCACCGGCCAGCGCTTCCGTAAAAGTAATTTTATTGCGGCCCGCATTGATCGCATATTCTTCTGTTTCTTGAACGATCCTGCCGTTCTTTGTTACAAGATAGAATCCATTTGCGGCGATCGCACTCGGAAGGTCCACCTCGGTTATTACGTCGTCGCCCTCAAAAGTGACACGCTCAAACCTCGACAAAGTCCTTGATGCGCTAGAACTGACATCCGACCACATCCTATAATCTCCTGTTTTAGCGAAACATTTTGTTTCCTTGTCTTCCTCATCCATTGGAGGCATCAAAGGTATTGATGAAATATTTGAGTTGTTTATAGCGCTTCTAACAACAACGGACAGATCGTCCGCGCCTGCGTATGTTTTTGCCCAGCACTTGATCTGCATCCGGATCCCATCTAAGCCGCTGTCCCCATCCAGGCTTGTTGTCGGCGTTCCTCCCACGATCTGATAAACGACGGCCGGAAGGGACCCGCCTTGAGGCATCCGCATCGGATAAACTCTTGTCCCAATAAGTTCCGCCACATCTGGATCTGACACTAATGCTAGATATAATTCAGCCTGGATCATTAAATCCCCGAGGTTAATTGTTCAAGTTTCTGAAAAAGCTTTGTCTTTATCGCTAATACCGCTTCCATTTTTTTCGATTCAAATGCCGGTCTCAAAAAAGGCTTTGCTGCCATATTCTTCGTTCCAAACTCTAAATGCCACCATCCCGGAGCTTTGTTATTTTTCACGCCTACTGTAAAAGTTTCCCGATGATTATTTGATTCCCTGCGAGATCTCTTTTTATGGATAGCTTTTTTTGTATCACCCTCATCAACGGTTACTATACTTTGTGCTTCCTTATTGATAACTTGAGCACCAGCGCCAACTGCAGATCTCAAGGCTGACTTGGCCAGCTTCGGCTCAAGCGTCTTCATGCGTTTGACAAGATCGTTTAGTCCCTCTATTTTTGCAGATATCATCAGATTTCTTTTGCCCCTTCTGAGCACATCAGTTGCATTTCCTTGTGTTTCTCTTCTTGATCTATGACAGATTCAATCGGCAAAATACGGCTCCCGAAAAGGATCCGCATAGCTGATGTAACGCCTGATAAATACCGCATTCGGACACGGATCGAGACTTCACTATTCACCTGCTGCTGTGCCCAAAATTCTCTCCCCCTCAATGGCTCTACAGAGGCCCAGACAGTCTCAAACGTAGACCATGAATCAATCGGCTCACCAAAACCGTTCTGCGTCCTTGCGGTCTGCTGTATCGTGATCCTGTGCCTCATCCTGCCCGGCTTCATATCCCCATCTCCAATCGGTACATGGATAACAACCTCTCCACTGTTGGATTAGCATTCAAAACTTTTTCAACCTGCGCCTCGCGATTCTCATACATATCTGAAATCAGCATCAGCATGGCAGTTTTGATCGTTGATGGAAGCTCTGCAGACAGAAGCGGGCTGTCACCGGCCGCCTGATAACCTGCCTGATAACGCACTCGAATTGCATCAGCAATATTGAGCGTGTTCGGCCATGCCGATACAGGTTTGATGAGACCAGGTTCCGAATCCTCCGCAATATAATAATCTGTGTCCTCCACGAGAGTCTGCTGGACGTTTGACGTATCGAGATATTTGACAGATGTGACGCTGATAACCGGTGAGCGCAGGACGATCCCTCTTAATGGGAACGAATCCAGGATAACCTCAAGCGTCTGAATCCCGATAGCCCGACCAAGATATTCTTCACACCACTGACGTGCTGCCGTAATAAGTGCAGATATCGTTGTTGTCTCGGAAGAATAGCTGTCAATCCGCATAAATTCAGCAGCTTCAACAACTGTGATCAGTTCGGAATCTGGCGCGGTAATAACTTTAATGCTCATAATGCCACCTCCAACGGGACACGTTTAAAACAGTCAAGCGCGGTTTCGCGTGTAGCATTGATCACTTCAATACCAGCCTCACGCAAATCCCGCGCTAAATTATTAAATTTCTGGACCCAGCTTTTCATGTCCGAGGTCCGGTTAAGCCTCTGGGGATGATCTCCATGCCAATGTGATTTTCCGTTTGTCCTTTGCATATCGAACCCCAAAAGTATAATTTTTTTCGCTTCAAGCAAATAGACCAGGTTTACCGCCTGATACCCGCTGTTCCCTCCCGTATGAATAATTCCGTTTCTGCCAAGCCCCTTCCCTCTCGTATCGCCTTCTATTCGATTAAGTCCATATTTTTCAGATGCATTAAAATCATACGCCCAGAGCTCACTCTGACATTTTTTCCTGGCCTCATCTATATATTCATCCCACCAATCGCCATCACATGCATAGAGAAGATCGGCCCATGGGGCCATCCGGAAGGTCGTGTTTATGACCGCGACTTTCCTTTTTTTGCTTTTCCTTTTCCACGCGCGGACTTTCTCGCAGTCTTCTTCTGTGAGGCTGGGGCCGCTTGCGATGATGCACCAGGTGTTTTTTCCGCGGTGGGCTGAATGGGGTCCGGATCACCATCTTTTATAATTGCCTCTTTTGGGACCTTGGCCTCACCCCTATCAATCATTTTCTGGGCCTCTTCATTGGTCGCTGTTTTAACCTCTTCAGCAAGTCCACATGCAATTAAATTTTCAGCTTGCGCCTTTGATGCTTCAAGGATCTTCTCTGCCGGAACATTCCCAAATGCAGCGCTGATAAAAAACCGCTTTGCTCTTATCTTTATTTTCATATTAAAATCTCCTTCACATTTTCAAAAAAATTTCACCCGGGACGACGCTAAGGCCGCCCCGGGAAGAAATTTAAAACATCAAAATTATAACGTCAGTGCACCATAATAAACGGAAGCCGGACGCTGACCAACAAGAGCGCAGCGCTTTTCAGCCCTAACCGTTAACAGGTTATACTGAGCGTTATCCTCATCCTGCTCGAAGATCTCAACCGTTGTCTCCTGGCGTTTGAAATACATAAAAGCAATATCAAACGCGGCGATCGCAAAATAGCCGGATGGGACATTCGGGCTAACAATAACAGGAAGACCCCACAGATACGGCCCCATAGCAGATCGAGGATCACCAACAATATATCTGGCATCACTTGATCCAACCTTTGTCCGCTCGATCGCACCCCAATCCGCAGGATTCAGCATAACGCCAGTGGCCATATAACCGGCCGCATCGATCAACTGCTTCCCATAATTGATCGAATCAAGCCTGTTATACCCTGATAATGGTGTGAAGGCTGAACGGTTTGCCGCAAGGGTCATCCCCTCAAGGTTTTGGCCAGTTCCATCACCGACAATGATCTGAGCGTCTTCTTTCAGATCAACACCATACGCTAGTCTGGTATTAATGTACGACATCAGCATTGGAGCGTCGTCCCGAACCTGCTTTGAAACTTTCAAGAAATGAGCAATCGTTCTCACAGGAACATTGATCAGTTCAAACGTGAGCGTACTTTCAGGCTTTTTCGCATTTTCAGCCGTTTCGGCTGCCGAATTTGTGAAAGCAAGTTCACGCGTTGCCTCGATCGCGTTTGAAATAGTGGTCCCTTGAGGGATCAGATCCTTCGCGCGAAGACGCTGGAAAGCCCCAGGAATGATTCCTGGAATACGCTGTGCTGGCGTGAGCGTGTCATTATTTTCAGCCGGAGAACCGGACTGCCCTGTGATCGTGTTGTTCCGGACATCAAAGTCCTTCGCCAAAACAATCCGACATTTTTCTGACTCACCAGAAGCGAACCGTTTGTAGATGTCGTCTTCAATAACAAGCTGACCCAAACTCTTTGGCGACTCAGTGCCTTTTTGAATGCCATCGACAAGCTTCTGCTCTAATTCAACTAGCCGGTCAGCATTCCCTTGGACGTTTTTAGTGATCTCTTCTGCCTTAGCAACAACTTCAGAAACGCCCTGCTCATTGCCTTTTTTCTGCTCTTCGATCATGGCATTAACAGCGGTCATTGCTTCGTTGTTTTCGGTTTTGAAATTTTCAAAAGCCGCTTTTAATTCCGCTACGATATCCATAGTTTTACCCTCCTGTTTTCATTGTTTTAAGTAGGTCCTTCAATCCATCCTCATTCTGGTCTGCATCACGCACGACCGCACCGGCTGCATCACGCTTGCCGAATGCTGTATTAAGAATGTTCTCTCTTTCTTTTCTTGAAATTCCATCCCGGGCCAACGCCAGCTCAACAGAACGTCTGGCCATAGCCCGAGCCTTTTTCTCCCCGCCATCATCGGGATCGTCAACAACCTCTTCATCCATTTTCTGATCCGCAAAACCTTTATCTACAGCGTCGGACGCATTCATCCATGTGTCCTTGCTCATCATTTCAACGATTTCAGCTTTCTCATATCCGGATCGCTTCGCATATATATCAGCAATGGCCTCATCAAACATTTGATATGTGTCTGCAACCTCACGCAGATCATTTTTATTGCCACATACAAAACTCCACACATCATGAATCATATAGAACCCAATATCAGAGATCTGAATATCATCCCCTGCCATGGCGATAAAAGAGGCAGCTGAGGCGGCAAGACCGATAATTTGAACTGTGACCTTGCCTTCATGTTCGCGCAGAAGGTTGTAGATCGCAGCACCTTCAAAGAAATCCCCTCCCGGAGAATTGACCGACACGACGACATCATTCTCTTTCCCGATCGATCGCAAGGCTGCCGACATACGCTTTGCCGTAAACCCCTGTCCTGTCCAGAAATCTTCGCCGATTACTTCATAGATCGTAATGACATTATTCTTTTCCTCTGCCTTGGCTCTTATATTCGGGTTCCATCTATTCCGAATCTCCTCGTCAATACGATTTTGCGCGTGCTTAATTTCAAATCCGTTGAGTACCGGAAGATGTTTTCTAAGATTTTTCATATCAAGTTCCTCCATTATTATTTGCCGGGGCTTGGCCCTGGAGTATTGGAAAATCATTGCCACCTTCTAAAGGCTCAAGTCCCTCACGTTTGCGACATTCATTCGGAGTAAGGATCCTGTTCTTAACAGCAAGGGTGTACGTTGTAAACCGCGACTTTTCGTCACCGCGCAACAGCTTGTCAAAATCAAACCATGGAACGATCGTCCGCCGTTCATCTAAAGGTAAAAGCCATACTTTCAGGCTTGCCTCCAGGCGCTCTAAATATGGCCGAAGCCCGAACGTATAAAATCCTTTTAAAATCTGTTCTATCCCTGATCCCCAAACAGTTGACGCTGATGTATCGTTAATTAATACCGACGGAACACCGAAAAAGCGCGCGATATCTTCAATCTGAAAGCGTCTCGTTTCAAGGAACTGAACATCCTTCGGGTTCGCAACGATCGGAGTGTACTTCATTCCAGCTTCAAGCACTCGCAATCCATCGTCCCCGACATCATATTTTTCCTGATAAGACTCTCTTAATTCTTTCCGCTGCTCCTTTTTCAGTATCTTGTCTATTGACAAAATACCAGCCTGCTTAAATCCGCTGTTCGCCATCTTATTGACTCGGTCCTCAGCGCTGATATTGACGCCGATTGCGTTGCGTGCGCATGCCAATGGCGACATCCCAATCGCTCCGTTTCCAAATAGCTTGTTGTGCCATACTTCATCCTGTTTAAATTCTTTGAAATCGCTGCCAGATCTATACTGATGGAGGATGTCTCCGCTATTTCCGATAATCGTAGTAATTTGAGGCGTCATGTGCGGCATCAAAGAAACGATGTCCTTCTTGCTATTCCGATCGATCCGATGATACGCGTTCCCATGAAGCGCAAGCTGGAAAACCAATGTTTCAAAGAACTCAATATTTGTCTGATACCTGTTCGGCTTGGTCGTCAAAAGATGATGAAGCGGATGATGCTCGACCGGCTTCAAGAACCCTCCAGGTCCAACTTCTGAAAATTTAAGCGGAAGTCCGGCAATGGTTTCAGATAAAAGCCTGACGCATCCAAAAACAACAGACAGCTGCAGGGCTGTATCAGAATTAACAGTCCTGTTTGTCAGCTTTCCTGTCGAAGGATCAACGACTTGAACGCCTTTAAACCTTTTTGATAGCCCGAATCCTAACGCAGCTAAGACGCCTCTCCAAACGCTCAAGCGAATCCTCCTTATAAATGCCAAAAAAAAGACCCCGTCTGCAAATTAATGCAAACGAGGTCTATGATTATTTTTCGACCTGTCATTCCCCTTGCGGGGCTATGTAAATACCTACTCTAAATATATAAAACAAAGGCGGTTAAGTCAATGAAAATGTCACTTATTTTTCAACTGCTGACCGGCAAAGCTATGTCACCTTTTATGAGTTAGTCATCTGGTTGAGACAAATAGCCATTGTTAAACAAATATAAAGTCGTAAGTCCTCCGCCTCCACAAAGAATAACGGCAGTTTGAATTAACTTTTCGGCAAATGCCTCCTTGCCTAATATAGAAAAAAACACAATAAGACTTACAAATAAAATTATTAATAAAACACTTCTCCAAAAACAATGGTTCGTCCTACTTTTTTTATGATTTAATACAGCGCAAAAAGCATCATACTGGCGAGAGTTTTCTTTAGCCAATTCGCCAATTAGCATCTTTCTTTCATCCCCGGAAATATGTGGCAACATAGTCAATGCGACTTCTGGTGGCAAATTTGTTTTTAAAGAAAATGCTCCTTGCCCTCTGTCGCAAGACCTATCAGGAATTTTGGGGAGAACCTCTACAACTGGCGCCGAACCGCCTCCATTGTCATTAGGATTATTCTGCGGATTTTCCTGTTGCTGGCCCTGTTGCTGCCCCTAATGCTGATCCTGTTGTTCTCCCTCTAAGGAGCCCTCTTGCGTATTTTTTATATTTTCCTGGGTATCTTGAGACTCTGGCATTAGAATATCTCCTCCTTTTAGTTAAATTTGTAAAACCTTCTACTAAAAGCATACTAATAGCAGCATCTTCTGAAAAGCTAACATTTTGCATAATTTTACTATTTTTCTTAATTGTTATTTTTACTGACATAAAACATCTTCTCCCCGACTTTGAAAAACGTCCATTAACATCCTTATGATTCCAATCCGGATAAAATATATAATATCACATTTTTACGCATTACCACAAATTTCTACTTTAAAATAATCGGATCGCTGATAAACCCGTCAAAGTCCTCTTCTTCCTCCTCATTTGAAATCGCTATCCCTATGGCCATCAGGAGCGCTGTCATATCGTCGATCTTGTCATTGCTTTTTTTCTTGTCCGGAGCCATGTTCATGTTAGGATCCAAACGGCGGACGATGTTCGACGCACACCAGGTCAAGACCGGATCCCCGCTATGCCGGAAGTTGCCAGAAAAATATGCCTCTTCAAAGAACTTCATGGGCGGATGGTAAGATTTCGGCCCCTGAATAAACTGGATCATGTCGATATCCTCATTTGATAACTTTGAGGCAAGCTGCGCCGCATTCCAGAGGTCATAAGCCACGCCAACCAGCTTAAACTCAGCATTCACATCAATGACCTTCGCTTTTATAGCGTCATAATCAGTCACTTCGCCAGGCGTTTCAATGATGTGCCCCCCCTTTACCCATGCCCCATACGGCACAAGGTTGCGCTGGATCCTCAGCTGGACCGTTGTTTCCGGCACCCAACGCCATCCATGCGTGTAAATAACGCCGTCTATGAGCCATATGAGACGAAAAGACGTAAGATCCCGCGTGCTGGCAAGGTCTAGCGCACCGTGACAGGGGTATTGTTTGAGCCACTCAAGGTCCACTTTACCCTCACACGCCTTCCATTTCTGCAGGTTGATCCATCCCTCCGACACGGAAGCCTGCCGGTTGACCCGCTTGATCAGAAATTCAGTGTGCCGACCGGGCATTGATTTCGCATCTGTGGCATCTATGCGGATCCGATCAAGCAAAATCTTATTGCTTGAGATCAGCGGATTAGCCTTCTCCCAGGTCTTTTCATCAAACTCATCGTCCTTTTTATCGATCGCATAGATCAGCGCGAAAAAATGATCAGCTTCAATAACTCCTTCAAGGATCTGCTGCGCAAACTTTCGCAGTTCCGGCCATGGCCCGGGCGTCTCATATCCTTCTGTGGTTGTGAATAAAAATAACGGGCTCCTGCGGGCACCGGAGGCAGATTGAAGGACATTCAGTAGATCATGTGTCCTGTGCGCGTGAACCTCATCCACGATGGCACATGATGGGTTCAAACCGTCCTGCGTGGATGCCTTGGCGTTGATCGGCTTCATCAGTCCGCCGTTTTCCAGGCAGGAGATCGCCCTTGTGTACGCTTCAAGGCGGAAGGCGTCCCTCAGCTTCTTTGTGCGGTCAACCATTCGCTTCCCGACATTAAAGACAATGAAGGCTTGATCTCCGGTCGTAGCAGCTGAAATGACCTGCGGACCCATTTCGTCCTCCATAGTAAGGCAATACAATCCTATTGCGGCCGCCAGTGTGGACTTTGCATTCTTACGGGCGACAGCAAACAAGACTGATGTGAAACGTCTGGACCCGTCAACATTGCGAAATCCGAATATATTGGCCAGAAGGAACACCTGAAAATCACATAATGTGATGGTGTCGCTATCCCATTTTCCTTCAACGTGCGGGAGATTAGAGATAAAAATACATACGTTGTCCACTTCGTCCTCATCAAAAACAAAAGGCGCGTTTTTTGCGCGCGCCTTTTTAAGGTCATTCAGGAATCTCTTACAGGCAAGCTTCACCCACTTCCCAAACCTATCTTTGTTTTTTCCGAGGCTTGCGGACTTTGCGTAATCCTCTGCTCTTTTTGACCAATTCTCCATTTTTCTTTTTCTTTTTTAACTTGCCGAACGGATTGGTTTCCGCACCCGTCGGCTGCGTTTCGATCCTCATCCTGGCTGATGGCGTCATGCCAAGCTGATTGGCAAACATGATCATATCAGCGCGCTCTCGGCGGCTGACATTGATAAGCGGATGAACGACTAGCTGGCCAGCTGCACCCTCACTGACAAGCCCCTTCATCGTATAAGGTTTTTTCGCCTCTTTAATGATCTGAGATTCCGCCAGCTTCCACCGGGCATAGCTGCAACAATACGCAGCCAATATCGCCACATCAATTTGATGCAGAACTCCGGACGGCCTGAGAAGGTTGATCGTTTCATCCCAAACCTTTCGCTCATCTTTAGATAAGTGCGCAGGCGGATCCGGCGGATCCGTATGCAGCGCCTCTTGTGCGCCTTCCAGATTCTCCCTGGTCAATGCCGCCTTCCCTGACATCACCTTCATATGTTTTTTCTTTGGCAACGGCCCACGCTTACCCATAATTTTATGCTCCCCCTGCCCCTCGCCCTCCCATAACTCCACCTTTTACTATCCCGCCTGAATATAATTCAAAAACCGATCTAGTGTTATAATAATCCCGCGCAACTAATTTCTTCGCTTTTTCTATTGCCTCATTTTCATTTGACGCTATAACTTCTACCTCAACTCGACAGCGTATATTTTTATTTATCGCCTCTATCCCATATCTAAAAAATGTATTACCCATTTTCTCTTCCCTCATTTTTAGGTGACGGCCCACGTTTACCCATTACGTCAACCCACTTTCCTCTGCAAACAGTTGCTCTTGCATACACATAAAATTATCAACATCATCCTGCGTGGCGCCATCAATCATAACAACCCCACAGCTATTACAGGCATACATAGAAACAACTGTGATCCTCATGTTAATTTCACCCTTCGCCATGATTCTCCTCCTCACATTTAAGATCTGCATCAACAGAATATTTTTCCCTACACTTAACACACA